AGATATTGTTTCATATATTAATGAGTGTAAAGAGAGAATTTCAAGGTTACAAAGATATGCCTATTAATATCTTAGCTGTTCTATCGGCTAGACGGGAAGAAAGGACATAGAGAAAAAATAATATGCAAAAATATAACGTAATAACATTGTGTGGAAGTACAAGATTTAAAGATGAATTTATGGCAGTACAGAAAAAACTTAGTTTAGAGGGAAATATTGTTATTTCTCTAGGGGTATTTGCACATTCTGGTGACATAATCTCGAATGAAGAAAAAATAATGTTAGATGAAATGCATAAACGCAAGATTGATATGTCTGATGAAATATTTGTCATCAATGTTGACGGATATATCGGTGATAGCACAAGATCTGAAATTGAATATGCAAAGTTGTGTGGAAAGAAAATTCGTTTTATGATAAATAAGTAAACATAACGTTAAAAAGGTCAAGGTTAACTTATAACCCTGACCTTTTTATTTATAACTCCTGTCTAATTACGACATAAAATCTTTCATTCGCAGGAATTTCTTTTAAACATTTAATATTACCAGTTTTGTTGGCTTCCAACGTAACGGTAAACATTGCAGTATTTTCACCAGTACTCGAAATAGTCCCCGGACAAAATGTTTGATTGTTTGCGTATGGTGGATAAACATAAGCTAATAATGTGTTAGCCGGTATTGCAGTTGTATTATAGCCAGTTAAAACAATATCAACACTGTCTCTACCTAATGTATACCCAATAACCTTACATTGTGTAAAAGTAGTTAACGGTAAACACACATATGATATATCAATAACATTTTTGCCACCATTAATTAAATTGCCACACTTATTACACATTTTAACCAATGTATCATATGTTGGGTGCTGATGGTCTGTCCCCCATGTATAACTGGCGCCCCTACCCCAATATAACGATGTTGAATCAATAATAGCGCCATTATCGCAAGCTGAATTGTATATGGCATCCCACACTTTTTTATAATCAAACGCTTTTTGTGTGTAACCATCCCAAAAAATAGGTATGCAATATATTTTAGCATTTTTAAATACCGTTTTTGCATATTTTATTGTATCTTTCACGTTGTCATATAACCGGTTGTAAAAATTTGACGAGGAAAAATCACTTTCAAATCTTTCATTCTGCCCACCTTCAATAATAATTATATCTACATCATCATTATTGAAAGAATCGTCCGTGCTTGCGGTCTCTAACTGCTGTTTAAAATTTGATGTAGAATTTAATGCGTATCTAGCACCATTAACACCATAACTTTTTTGTGAGGTTAAATAACCTAATTCAACGAGTGTTTCACCAAAATTTTTAGTGTATGTTACTCCCCCACTGTTTGGGTCATGCGTTGTATAACTGTCACCAATTATCACCCCTAAAATTTCCTTTTCTTTTATGATTTCGCTGTTGATTTTTGAAACTTGAGTTTCTAAATTATTTATAGCTTCATCATTTTTAATGATGTAATTATTTACAGTCTCATCATTTTTAGTGATATAATTATTTAGATCATTTTTTACTTTTTCTGTTTCTTGTCGGTAGATTTCAACCTGTGCGTTGTAATTACCGGTATTCGCCCAATAATCTTGATTTTCGTTAGGTGCACCGATTTCTGGTGGAACAGGTTTTTTACTCGTGAAGCTATTACCCAAATAAGTAACTACTGTTAGTGGTTCGTAACTTAAGCCGTTTACCCATTCAGTACTTCCACTTTCACCATTAAAAAATTTTGGTACATATCTTGCCCCAACATATTGTCTTACAGCCATTTTATTTACCTCTCTTTCTTAATACGACAGAACAAGTCTTCCGTATTCTTGCCCGTCAATCTGTATATCTTTACCGGTTGTGTTAAAGTTAATATCTTCCCATGTGTCTGGAATAAAATACAAAATATATCCACTGTCTGAAATTTCAAGAAAAATCATAGTGGCGATATATTTTTTTATAATGCTTTCTGCATAACTTGTATCAAAGTTTGCAATCCATTCTTGTACAACTTTTAATTCAGCTTTTAAGCTTTCAACTTCTTCTGTTATTTCTTTTTCGTTGTCAATTATATTGTTGATATAATTTACAACTTTACACAAAATTTCGTAGTAGCTTAACGAATCATCATACACCAACGGCAAAACTTTTTGACACCAGAATCTAAAGTGATTAAAATTTCCATCCATTTTTTTTCACCTCTTTCTCACCACAACTGAAAGAATAAATCGTTACATTCTTCGATTACCATCATATCAATGTTTAAAAATGTATCGCGAAAATCAGACAAAACCTTGCTATAACTTTCGCCACTGTTTTTTCCTCTTACACTGTCAATATATTCGTCTGTTGTACTTATTCTTTCTGTTTCGTTGTCTGTTTTCTTTTCTGTCGTCTCACTTGTTCCGGTATTTGTAGTACTACCATAGGAATTACCGGTATCATGCGTTGCACTTGTTAAATAACTGTCATCCATGATATTTTGTACACTACCTTGTGGTGTATCAAGTGTTTTATTCCAGTTATCAGAATCAAGTCTTGTGTTCGTTGTATTTGTACTGTTACCGGAATAAGTGTTATCACTTCTAAAGTCACGACCTTTATTGTTTGACCCTTTACCAGAATGTGTGGTTGTAACATCAACATTATACAAAGGATTAAACTTAATTAATTCTGATTTGTACAACTGATTGTAGTATGGCATAATCTCGTTCATTTTCACGTTAAGCCACAATTTCCACAATGCTACAGTTTCACACCCTATTTCCCTCGTATAAAAATGTTTTATAATCTTTTTACACAAAACATTTTTATAATTTTCGTCAAAAATTGGGAAACTAAAGTCAAATATTTTCGGTAATGCCTTTTGTACAATGTCATCAACGTTTGAATATCCTTGACTTTCACTAAGTCCGGCATATTGCTCACAAATAAATCGTACCTCTGTTGTATATTTACTCGTCTTCGTCACCCCCCAATTTCATCGAAAGTATTCCTTAACCGTACATCAATATCAAGTCCGAACATTTCATTGATTTGCTTGCAAGCTTGTTTACGCATATACAATCTACTGTTGCCACTTGCAATAGTTCCACCCTGACTTCTTAGCACCTCATCAGTAATGACACGTTCCTTTTTATTTATTGTCATGTTTGGAATGCCTAAATAAGTGAGTGCTTCGTTCCAGTATTGCGTTTTAAGATTATAAATCTTGTCACACACATAAGGAGCATCAGTTTTAAGCACTTGAAAATTTTGGGTATTTAAGTCATCGTCACCAAAGATAAAAGGCTGATTTCCATCATACTGCATATATAAGTTTTTCATAGTTAGTCGTTTCTTTTCGCTAGATTTAATCAATACAGGCGTTTTCTGAGCGTTTGCGTTAACATCAATAACACGGTCAAGATTGTATAGGCGTTTTGCAAATAATTCTACGTCTCTTACACAAGATGTATGTAACATATTATTAAATATAATTACACTGTCTTTTTCTGTGAGTTTTTTGTTATATCCGTTTGCAGAGTAGGCAGTACGCTGTATCGGGATACGATACACATTAAGTCTACCGGCAATCATTGTTTGTAAGCACAAATGGCCTAGAATTGAATCTTCAAAGAAAACACACATACCATCCGAAAATAGTGTCAATTCCAGAAAACGTTCATCAACGCTAATTGGTAAATTAATCCATTCATACATTGATATAGCCATTTCTTTTAGCCTGTCATAATACATATTCCACGTATATGTATTTACTTTTAATGATTCATTAAATTGCGTTTTTTTCTTTCTCATTCTTATCACCCTCTATCTGACACAATAGAATTATCAAGCGTATAATTTCCAACATCAGTCGTATGCCACAACGTAATACCAGAATTAAATGCGTTTGCAATTTGTACATGTGCTTCGTTAGGTATTGAACCAGTAATATATGCGTTTTCTGTTTGCACATAATTAAAAGACATTCTACTCTTAGTTTCTGGAATTTTATACCTTAATACTTTATATCCAAAACGTGTAAAATAATCGTCAACAACCCTTGCCATTTCTGCTCGTATACCCATTGTATAAAATGAATAACCCATTTGATTGTTTTGCGCATCAAGATAAGGACTTGTATAATTTCCTTTTGGCGTTTCCGACTGTACAAATGATGAGGCAATTTCGCTCACCCTCTCTGTAATAAGTTGTGGATTTAAACTTAATACGCTTGCGATCGTAGCGGATATATTTTTGCTACTCATATTACTAGCGACCGCATCCTCTGACCACGAACATTGCGGAAAGTTACCAATATATAATGAACCACTTCTATTTCCGGCTTTTTGATAATTTTGCGGTTGTAAACAACATTCACAAGCGTTTACATAATTATCAAGTAGTAAAAAATTTACACCCGTACCATCGTTTGTATCTTCCCACCTAAACTCTGATACGCCGCCTTGATTGTTTTCTACACGCAAAAACGTGTATGGATATGTTAACAACTTGTTGTTAACAGGTGTATAGGCATCAGATTTGTTCCCGACTCCTAAACTACTAGGCCTTGTTCCTGTTTCATCTTCTGTAATCGGATTTGAAAAATAGTTCAAAAATTCGTTAGGAATTGTATACACGTTTGAGACAATTAATCCATTACTAATCAAGTTAGTAATAATATCATTTATATTGTCTGCATCAAGGTCAGATAAATACATTGTACCACCTGTATACAAATTGCGAATAATTTTACCGTTTACTGTACCAGGACTTTCAGAACTTGTATTAGGTATTGCTACTATTATACATTTCCAATCAGTAAAATAGTGCGTCATGGTTTTCATTACTACATTTTCGCCAAAAGCAATATTCTCAGGTATTGTATGCGCTCCGATTGTATCATCTACAACGTGCTCCCGTACAGTATAACAATTACCTAAAGCAAAATCAAATAAAAACGTCTGCATCCAGTCAACATCAATAGAAACCGCTGACACCTCGTTGTTGATGTACTCAACATTTGTAATAAATCCATAAAACCATTTGTCACCAAAACCAGCGTTTTTAAAAGCACAATAATTTGCATTGTACAAATTATCAGCAACAACTGGAAGTCTAACAACATTTTCTTTTCTTATGTAACTAAAATTAGAAAATGTGTAGGCTGTTTTTGCGTTAAAATACGCCTGTTGCTGTACCTCACTATTAAAAAGAATAGTGTGTTTGTGGTCATTACCAAACGGAACATCTGTTATTACTTTAAATATTGACTGTGGTGCAATATACATATTATCAACTCCTTATTGTTTCACGTGAAACATTAACGTTCAAATGTTTCACGTGAAACATTTTATTATGCTACTGTTATAGCACAAGTGTCACTCTTTGTATTGTCATAAACAGATGTGGCTGTAACCTCCACTTTACCTGTGGCAGATTCACCCAATTTTACAAGTCCGCTATCTGATACAGTAGCATCACCGGATGTTACAGCCCATGTTACTCCCTTAGGAGCAAAATCAACCGTCTGTACTACAGCACTTAACTGTACGATTCCATTTGCGCTAGCTTTAGCGGTTTTGGGTGATACAGTGACAGAAGTAACTGTAGGTGTACCGCTAACAAATAGAGCATTATTAGCAAAAGGAGATACAGAAAATGTTTTCCAGACATGATAAAAATAATTCCAATACAAGCCTTGTCCGTTGTAATTTTCAGTAAAACTCTGAAAATTATCAAAAATCATGAACCAATTTTCGTCTACCAAAATAGCCGGAATGGCGTTAAGTGCTGTTAAATCATCTTCACCAATTTCAATATAATTCGGGTCATCTTTAAACAACTCATTTAATCTGGCGATATCAAGGTCACCGAAAGAATCTACAAGAACCTTGTGTCCTACAAATTCGGCCTTATTCATATTAAAAGCAGATGCCAAAACTTCGACGTCCATTGTAGCATCAAAATCAGCGTTAACAATCAAATATTGTTCATTTTTATCAGACTTTGTTGCAACCCCCGCAACGTTATACTTTGTTTTTAAAAATGTAAACGTGTTACTAATACCCTTAATTGCTGTTACAATCTGTTTTGCATTAGAAGCCTGCACGGTTGGAATTGTTACAACATTCATTCTACCGTCAAGGATATGTCTTGCCAACAGGTATTTCATGGTGATAAATTCATCATAGTTAGCACCGGTATACATTGCGTCTACAATTTTAGCGATCAAATCTGTGATACCATCAACGCTAAGGAAAGCTTGTCTTAACTGATCATTGCTAACAGTACTCTTATAGAATTTCTGGTAGTTCATGATATGGAAAGCTGACCTAACGTCTGGGATTTCACGCTTAAATACTTCACTTTCAGCAACGTCGGGATCGAACTGAAATGGCTTTGCGATGTTTACGAAAATTTCTTCGATAGTTTCACCATATTCCAAAAATCCTTTTTTAAATCTTTCCCACGGGTTAGAATACATCTTGCTTGTAATAAGCACCCTTCCGATTCTGTTTACCAGTGCGCTGAGAAATTCATTCTGTAATGCCGGATAGTCCATAATAATACTACCAATTGCCCTAATGCTTTCAGCGTCCGGTGTGGCTTTGGGGACGTAATCTTTGTAATTCTGTGATGCATTGTTTCGAATAACATTTAATACATCAATGGATGTATTTGTTAATACTTTTACTTTTGGTCTTGTTGCCATGTTTTATTCCTCTCTTTCCTCAAATAATTCATCAAATGTAGACGGCTCGCTTTCGTCTTTCAAATCTTCACGATTTTCATCTACAATATCCTCTTTTCCCTCAAAAAATCTCCTACGATAACGTTCACGCCATTCAGCATCAAGGTCGTTGTATTTTCTCTCCCAGTCATCGCTGTTTCTATCAGTCTCAAGACTGTTATACGTGTCAGTCATGTCCTCAATAAATTTCAGCGATTCGTCATCAGTATTTTCACCAACCCGTTTATTGATAGCTTCAAAAAATTCATCTTTGGTTAATATCATGTTTTACACCTCCTTTAATAATTTGTTAACGATAGACTGTATTTCTTTATAATCATAACCGGCAAGGGTTAACGCTTCTTTTCTTGCTTGTCCGTTGCCCCACTTGCCGGTTAAGACTTGCCTTGCTACCGTTTCTAACTCATTTGTCTCTCTCAAAAAAAGAGTTAATTCTTCGTTTCTGCGCTTAACTAGTCCATTTAGTTTCACACCTCCCGACTTACAATATAACGGTAATGCGTTTGCTATTTGTGATATAGTCCGCTTGCCATTGTTTGTAAGTTGTTTAATATTGCCAACATTAAAAGCAAAAGACACAAGAGCATCATATTGGCATTGATTAAAGCTATACAAGGGGTTATAAATATTTACCGCATTTTCGGCTTTTTTAATGTCGTTATGCAATAGACTTTCAGCTGTCTCTTTAGTGATTATCATACCTTTGGTTATGTTCTTGCCATAATGACCATAACCTATTGTATAATATTTTTCAGTGGATACAGCTTTATAAGCTATTAATCTTAACCCCTCGTATTTTTTTATCAATTCATACGCTTTATTACTACTCCTCAATGTCTTTACCCTCACTTATAATGTCGCTTAATTTCTGTAGTGCTAGTGTGTTTTTGTTTAACGCTTCTGTAAATTCTTTTGTTTCCGCTTTGTGCATTTCGGACAACTTGTAAATGTACCAAAGTAAAATAAGACATATTGCGATAGGAAAGCCGACTGTACTAATTGCCGTTGTGATACCTGTAAGTGTTTCCATATTTTTCACCTCCTTTATAATATTATACCATAACTACTTGCAAAATGTCAATATCTATGATATAATTTAATAAAGAATTAAAGGAGGTGACAACAATGTCATATTATGATGGCACTAAACTTTTGAGTTTAAAGGATATTAATGGCAACATACCAGAAATTTATATATGTACGTCTAATCGTTCAGCAGGAAAGACTACCTATTTTAATAGACTTTGTGTTAACCGTTTTTTGAAAAACGCTGAAAAATTTGCGCTTATTTACCGATATAACTATGAACTAGACGACATTGTTGATAAATTTTTTAAGGACATTCAAAGTTTGTTCTTTTTGAATCATAACATGACAGCCAAAAAGAGAGCAAAGGGAATTTATCAAGAATTGTTTATTGATGACATCCCTTGCGGTTATGCTATTTCCTTAAATAGTGCTGATTCTATAAAAAAATATTCACATTTATTTAGTGACGTATCACGCATGATTTTTGATGAATTTCAGTCGGAAACAAATCACTATTGCACAGAAGAATTAAGAAAATTTCAGAGCGTTCATAAATCAATAGCAAGGGGACAAGGAAAAATGGTTAGACGTGTGCCCGTATATATGTTAAGCAATCCCGTCACTATTCTAAATCCTTATTACGTGGCTTTTGGTATATCAACACGATTAAGAGAGGACACTGTATTTTTGCGTGGCGATGGATTTGTGTGTGAACAAGGTTTTAATCAAGACGCACATGACGCACAAATTGATAGTGGCTTTAACAGAGCTTTTTCGTCCGACAGGTATCAGTCATATTCCAACGAGGGTATTTATCTAAATGATAGTAAATCCTTTCTTGACAAACCCATTGGAAAAAGTCGCTATCTGTGCACCTTGAAATACAAGGGAAAAGAATATGCTGTTCGTGAATATGCAGAACATGGAATCATTTATGCAGACGATAGAGTTGATAGCACTTTTCCTTTCCGCTTAGTTGTTACAGTTAATGACCACGATATAAACTATGTAATGCTAAAAAGAAATGATGTTTTTATATCCTCTCTACGTTATTTTTTCGAAAAAGGATGTTTTCGTTTTAAAGATTTAGAATGTAAAGACGCTATTCTCACTGTTTTATCTTATTAATGTTTCACGTGAAACATTTTTTGGTATCTGCACTGGTTTTAATGTCTGAGTAGTGTGGACAGCACGGGTGAAAGAAACCGCCACATATAACTTGTCGATGGTGCGAATCGCTTTCATTATACCAGTGTTATAGATATATTAAAGAGACTGATCTTATATCAGTCTCTTTTTGTTATCTCATTTCATAGTTTGTTTCTGTTAATAGTACTCCACCTAAAATTCTTTTTGGTAATAATTTCCCTGGTACTATAAGACCCTCTTTGAAATCCTCTAAATTTCTTAATATTTTTTCATCACCCTTATATAAAAATTTTTGTTCTTCTTCGGTGTATTCTTCTTTATTTTTCTGAGTCCCTGTTAAACTTTCGTTTAAAAGATTTTTACATTTTTGTGGCATACCCGCACACTTAATATTATAATATGGTTCTACCGCTTCACCGTCCTCATGTGTTACGTGCTCAATGTATGTCTTTTGCCTTGCAAATATAGCACTATCCCAGTAGCTTTCTAATTTCCAACAATTAAAGTCAGACTTGTGTATTTTTAAACCAACGACTTCATCGGGAAATAAATCGCAGTGAATAGAATCAGTATCAGCGTAAATAAAGCCACGTTCATTTTCACCGTGATAATTCATTTGTGCGTGACGTATGGTAAAGTTGCGTGCGTAACTGGTTATTGCTGACCCTATCGCAATGTATCCCGCTTTTTTGTCGTGTGCTTCTACGTTATAAAACCCTACTACATTATCGTCTTTCAAATATGCGTATTTAAAAGACGAATCATCAGACGATGCTAATTTCCCGTATAAGTTGTTTAAAAACAATTTTGCAAGTGTTCTTTTTGCACCTTTACTTTTCATTTTAATTTGCTTGTATTTGTCTAAGTATTCGTCAAATATTCCAACTTGTGCATAAAAATAACAACCATCTATAATTTCAAAATCTATCAGCTCGTAGTGCTCTTTTATTAATTCATAGTCTGTCATAGTCAGTACAAGTTCTTGTTTAGTGTCTATTGTGTTACCGTACTTATCCTTATAATATTGACAGTACATTCCTAACTTATTGTCGTAATAATCGGATGTTACTAATGATTCCGTTCCTTTGTATATGTATTTTCCCTTTATTTGTATAAATGGTAGGTACCCCTTTTTTAAGTAAAAACGTGTTTTTATTCTAATAAAGTAATATTTATTAGGTTTTAGTGCTTCTTCTGGTATATAGTTTCCACACCAAAATTTAGGAACACCTATCGGATAACGATTTCCACTGCTAGAATGCATTTCAGATGGATAAAGGGAGTTAACGTCCGCTGTTAATCCATTAGAAAAAACCTTGTTTTCTTTTCCTTTTACAAGGTAGCACCATCCACCACGATAACTTTTTCTTATCCATTTATCTACCGTATCATAAGTGTGCACATCCTTATTCAATTCGATGAGTGTTAAGTCTGGAAACCAATTTTTAAAATCCTGCGTCAATATTGTTTTTTTAAACTCTGAAAGGCAACACGAACCTATTGTTAATTTTTTATGACCACCCTCAAACATGATTTCTAGCGCTTCTTTTACAACTAAAGCATCATTCTTAATGTACTCTTTTTCCTGTTGCGTAATTTCACACCCTGAATAACGATAGCCAATATATTCCATGTCAAGTTTTTTATGTTTTGTGTTAAAAGATTCCCCAATTTCTTTTACGCTAAATGGTAACAGTTTCAACGAATCACGTAGTTCTATTATATGATCATTTACCTTTATAGTTATAGAATACCACTGCCCTATATCCGATATTACATACTTAAAAGTATTATTTTTCATGTCTTTTATGTCGTCAAAAACCATTGATGTTTTTTCATTGTTTAAGTATTTTACCGCTTGTTCTAATCGTAAATCTTTTAACAAAAAAGACAACCAAAAATTGCCATCAAATTTTAGATTGTGATAATAAGCGCATATGTTACAATTTAAGTCTTTAAAATAATTAAAAGTGTCGAATATGCTATGAAAGATAACAACATCCTCTGTAAACAACTCAACGCAAGCAGACGCCCAAACCTCAGTATTTACCTGCCCTTTATAAACTGTTGTTTCAAAGTCACACGAGAAAAATTTAAAATTAATATTTCTCACGATATTCACCCCTTAAGGTTCGTAAAATTCTTGTTCACCAGATATGCTTTCTGCTTCAATTTGCGAAAGCGGACGACCCATATTTAATAGGTTAGCAAGTTCTATAAAATGGTTCTGTATTCTTTTTTCGTCACCGCTATCTTCATATATTTCATCCAGTAGTTCGGCTATATCGTTTTCTTTTTCTAGTAAATAGTTATAATACAAGTCTAAGCTACCAATATAGTCATAATAACTAACATTGTCGTCAAATAATTTTAATAACCCTTGTTTTCTACTTTCTATTTCAATAGGTCTTGTTCCCTCTTTTCTAGTTAGATTTATTATTTGATTTCTGATATGCTCTATTACATCAAAGGTTGCTATTGGCAAGCCGTCCTCTGTTTCGTAAAAAGCGGACGTTTCTTTTTTCTGCTTTTGTTTTGCTAGTTTAACAAGTTCCCTATTTGCTTTTACTACACTTTTTCTATAACTAGATGATTCCTTTGTTATAATTTCACCTGTTGTAAAATCAATTAATTCTGATTTACTTCTTATCGTTTTAGGTGTAATCTTTTTTAAACGATTTATTGATGCTTTTGTAATGCGTTTTGGAATATCTGGCAATAAATTTTCTGGAACTATATAACCAGATTTTTTTTGTTGTGAAATTGCTTGTCTAATTCGCTCACGTTCTTTCATATATTCTTGTTTACGTGTCATAGCTATATCTCCTTATGTAAAAAACAGTAGGAGACGTATGTCTCCCACTGTTTTTTTTTAATGATGTATTAAACAATGGAACACTTAATAAATGAGCCGTTGTAATTTTTAGACTTTACCTTGTAACATTTTATTTCGAAATCAGTTTCGCCAGAATCGGCCATAGCTTCTGTAATCTGAATAAACGACTCAATGAAAGCTGTAGACCCTGTGGAATACATATTGCCATCTGTGTCAATAACAATAAATTTGCTGTAGTCTGTGTTATCTGCGTGCTCGTTGTGAATATCAAGCGCAACATAATCCACGGGCTTAATTAACAGATAACCTCCATTCTCATCAATCAGAGTGTCAATGGAAAGACAATTCTGGACATCTGTGAATTTAAGTTTTTCTCGTGCCGTAAGTTCTCTTGATGCATCTGTAATAGTTACGTTATAGTCTTTTCTCATTTTTATTTACCTCTCTTCTTGTTATTCTTCTATAGATTCTTGTTCTGTGGTGTCAATGAAATGACGTTTTTCGTCGAGTTCCTGTGCGTACTTCATGAATAATTCTTCGGTCATGCCAAAAATTTTTTCTTCCTGTTCTGCACTCTGAATCTGAACAATTTTTCTTGAATCGTTGTCATAAAATTCGTGCGCTTTTGTTTCTAACTTCTTGTCAGAAACAGAAAACGAGCCCGGGATAATGATTGTGTCGTTGTACGGTTCTACCTTCTTTAAGTCGATACATAGTGCAGTTACTTTGGTGCTGATAATGGTACGTGTTACTTTTTTCGCCATAATTTTTTCCTCCTTGATTGTGGCTTGTTTTTTTGGTTTTTTGTAATATGTTATTCACCTTTAGGTGTTATAACCATTTGTAAAAGTGATAGAAATAATACGTTTGGAGTTGATTACAGGCAAATTTTCACAAATTACCTCCATTGTAACATCTAACTCGTCCGAATATAATTTTGTTTCAGATAACTGATGTATTCCGACGGTGCTCATAAATTGTTCATATAGAGTATTTAACAATGTAATCACCTCGTTTCTATTATTTAACTCTATAATGATATTATAGCAGTAGTGTATGAAATTAAAATGAACAAATTGTGAACAAATTGTGAACGTTATTCAAGGTAATAAAATTTGCCATCTTCTACGGTGATTTCGAACCCGTGTGTAATTGCATCATCAAATATTAAAAGCATATCACCGACACAAAAAGAATTTATAATATTGATTAATGACTTGTTTTTTTCGCTGTACTCTTTCATTTATAACCGCTCCTCTATTTTATTTTCTACGTCGTAGCCAAGTGCAAATGAAATACCTAAAATTACACCCATTACTTTAGCCGAATTAATCTTAAAATAATCAGGGGTACAGTTTCCATTGTCTAATTCTGTTATTAACTTTTTATGCGTTTTAATAAGTTCATCTATTTTTAATTCGCATAATTCCCTTTGTAACATCATTACTTTTATTCCTTTCTAATTATAAAATTATTGAAATTCGTGCTTTTTATTGAATATCTTCTTTTTCAATAATCAATATACCTAAACAATTTAATTTAATATAACTATAAATCCTATTTAAATATGAATTTACGATATAATATGTTTTGTTATTGTCTACATATATTGTTGAATAAGTGATATCTTTAGAAGTCTGCTCTACTAAATAATAATTACTTAATATGTAGTCAATATTAGCTTGAAATACTAAATGCGGTTGTATTTGTTTTTGAATAATTATACCATTTGCTATCATGTATTTTTCTCCTTCCCGTCTAGCCGATAGAACAGCTAAGATATTAATAGGCATATCTTTGTAACCTTGAAATTCTCTCTTTACACTCATTAATATATGAAACAATATCT